ATACGGAAGGAAGCCCCTCGTGACGTCTATGTCATCACAACAGCGAAAAAACGTGACTCACTTGACTGGGTTAATGAATTCGCTCGATTTGGAGTTGACGGAGTGGCAGCGCCAGGTGCTGGGCGACTCGTTGTCGACTCCTGGAACAACATCCACAAGTACCAGAAAACCTACGGTGCGTTCTTTATCTTTGACGAACAAAGGATCGTCGGGGCGGGTGCGTGGGTTAAGGCCTTCCTACACATTGCTCGACGAAACCACTGGATCATGCTATCCGCTACGCCTGGAGACACGTGGCTGGACTACATACCGGTGTTCGTCGCTAACGGATATTACTCGAATCGCACTGAGTTCAAGCGCGAGCACGTGGTCTACAATACCTTCACCAAGTTTCCCAAGGTGGATCGATACATCGGAGTAGGCCGTCTGGTCGCCCTGAGAAACCATCTCTTGGTGGAGATGCCGTACTTACGCAGCACTATCCGTAAAACATACCATGAGATGATCTCGCATGATCCTGCGATGCTGGAAAGGGTGACCAAGGACCGATGGAACGTGTTCAAGGAAAAGCCCCTGTTGGATGTCGCAGAACTCTTCTCGGTGACACGGAAAGTTGTCAACTCCGACGCCTCCCGTATCGAGAAGGTCCGGGAATTGATGCAGAAACATCCACGGCTGATTGTCTTCTACAATTTCGACTACGAGCTGGAAAACCTGAGATCGCTTGCCAGTTCGATAACGCTTGCCGAATGGAACGGACATAGACATCAACCCATTCCGGAGACCGACTCCTGGGTCTATCTAGTTCAGTACACGGCGGGTGCGGAGGGATGGAACTGCATCGAAACTGACGCGGTTTGCTTCTTCAGTCTGAACTATTCGTACAAGATTTGGGAGCAAGCCTACGGACGAATCGACCGCATCAACACCCCCTTCCACGTCTTGCATTATTACGTGCTGATGTCAAATTCGTGGATAGATTCTGCCATTTTTAAATCGCTTTCTGAAAAGAGGTCTTTCAACGAGCGTGATTTCATGAAAGGGGCCAAAGGAGTAAAGAAGGAATAGCTGGTTAAACTGGGGAAAGCCGGGCCTGGTAGGATGCAGTATTACAGACCGGGGCAAAACGGGCACGTTTTAGGCTGTTTTGGAGAGTCAATCTGCCAAATCTGCCAAATTTCTATTAAAAACTTTTTCATCGCGCGAACTTAGTATAGGGTATAGACCCTATATTAACTTTAGCAAAATAAAAAGTTTTCGGCAAAATTTTTGACATTTGACAGAGGGCCGAAAATGATCGAACTTTGGTCGGAAATTCCTTCCTTCGAGAACTACTCGATTAGTAACTACGGAGCCGTCCGGAACAGCAGAGGAGATCTGCTTTCGACCGGGCGAAACCAACAAGGTGTGCTCTACGTTCAGCTATGGCGTGGGGGCAAACCTTACAACCGAGCGATCGCGCCAATCGTCGCCAACGCATTCCTCCAAGAGCCGCCGCACCACTCCTGGGATACTCCAATCCATTTGAACGGGAACCGTGTCGATGTCTCAGTCGAGAACCTTATGTGGAGACCCCGCTGGTTCGCAATCGACTATCACCAACAGATCCTCCTCGCAAGTCAGAACAAGGTGCGCGATGTACTAACCAGAGAGGCGGACACAATTAAGGCCATGTGCATGCGATTCGGCCTTCTGCCGGCCAAGGTGTTCGAACAAGCTGCAGACTACACGAACGAGATCCACTCCATCTTCGGCGTCTGGCCCACAGGACAAATGTTCGAATTTGTCTGACCCTATATTAATACGCGCAGGAATCGCAGGATATAATAGAAGGGGTGAGATCAAGCCTTCACTGCGACTCCTTTCTTTTATGTGAGGAGCATCATGAGGGAAACAGGAAAGAACGGCTACAAGACTAAGTTGAAGAAAGATCTGGAAGAGCTCTTCGAAGGCTGCATCGTTATCATCAACGACCCCAACCTTCGTCAAGGGATTCCGGATCTTCTGATTCTCTTTGGCCGTCGATGGGCAGCCTTGGAAGTAAAGGCGAGTAGAAACTCTCCCACTCGTCCGAACCAGCCATACTATGTGGACCTCCTCAACGAGATGTCCTACGCCGCCATCATCTACCCCGAGAACGAAGCGGAAATCCTCTATGAACTTGAATGCGCACTCCGCGATCAGTAGGAGCCTTATGGGCACCCACGCATTCCTCAGCCCAAGCAGCCCCGCCTGGGTCAACTACGATGAGGACAAGCTCGATCGGGTGTTCTTCGCTGCCCTGGCAGCCCAACGTGGAACCGACCTCCACGACCTAGCTCACCGCTGCATCAAGCTGCGTGTGAAGCTCCCGGAGACCCCAACCACCCTGAACCTCTACGTGAACGACGCCATCGGTTTTCAGATGACGCCGGAACAGTTGTTGTACTACTCAGACAACTGCTACGGCCACGCCGACTGTGTCGGTTTCCGAAAGAACACGCTTAGGATTCACGATCTGAAGACCGGCGTGAACGAGGCGCCTTTCAAGCAACTCGAGATCTACACGGCCTTGTTCTGTCTGGAGTACAAGTACAAGCCGAGCGAGATCAAGATCGAACTTCGAATCTACCAGAATGATGGCGTGAAGGTTCTGAACCCCGACCCTGACGACATCTTCCACATCATGGACCGGATTCGAACCTTCGACAAGCGGATCACGGAGAACCGAATGGAGGCACTGTCTTGATCATCACCGAGGAAGAATACCTCGCTCACTACGGAATTCTTCGTCGGTCGGGCAGGTACCCATGGGGCTCTGGTGGCCCAGAAACGAACAGTGGTCCTCACTCATTCCTCGGCATGGTCGACGGGATGAAGAAGGCAGGTCTCAGTGAAAAGGAAATTGCTGACGGCCTTGGTATCACTACTACTCAACTTCGTGCCGCCAAGTCCATCGCCAAGGCTGAGCAGAAGCAGGCTGACATCTCTCGCGCCCAGCGTCTCAAGGACGAGGGAAACTCAAACATCGCCATCGGCAAAGAAATGGGGATCAACGAGTCCTCGGTTCGAGCTCTGCTGGCCCCTGGCGAGAAAATCAAGGCCGATGTTCTAGCCTCCACTGCGAACATGCTCAAAGAGCAGGTGGCGGAGAAGAAGTACGTAGATGTGGGTGCTGGTGTCGATCAGCATCTCGGTGTCAGCTCAACGAAGCTCAGCACCGCGGTAGCCCGACTTCGCGAAGAAGGTTACACCCTCCACTACGTCAAGGTTGAGCAGCTGGGTACTGGCCAGCAAACGAGCATGAAAGTTCTCGCCGCCCCAGGCACGTCGTACGGAGAGGTCTTTCGCAACCGCGCAGAGATCAAGCTGCCCACCTCGTTCTCCAACGATGGAGGTCATACCTATCTGGGCCTCGAGCCTCCGCTTGCAATCCACCCGAAGCGAGTTGGCGTTCGTTACGCCGAAGACGGTGGCGCTGACGCAGACGGCGTGATCTATGTTCGGCCTGGCGTCAAGGATGTATCCCTGGACGGGTCGCGCTACGCTCAGGTTCGCATCCAGGTAGGCAAGGATCACTACCTCAAGGGCATGGCGATGTACAAGGATGACCTCCCTGAGGGTGTCGACCTTGTATTCAACACGAACAAGAGCAACACAGGCAACAAGCTTGACGCAATGAAGAAGCTGAAGACCGACAAAGATGGAAACGTCGACACAGATAACCCGTTTGGCGCAGTCATCGATCGTCAGGTCATCAAGGTGGACAAGAAGGGTGGCAAGAAAGTCACCTCTGTAATGAACATCGTCAACGAAGAAGGTTCTTGGGAGAAGTGGTCCAAGAGTCTGTCTTCGCAGATGCTGTCCAAGCAGAGCCCCGCCTTGGCCAAGGGCCAGCTTGACATGACGTTCGAGCGAAAGAAGCGCGAATTCGACGACATTATGGCGTTGACTAACCCTGCGGTCAAGAAGCGTTTGCTTGATTCGTTCGCAGACGACGTCGACTCCTCGGCTGTGCATCTCAAGGCTGCCGCCCTGCCTAGGCAAGGGTCGCATGTCATTCTCCCCATCAATTCGATGAAAGAGAATGAGATCTATGCCCCTAACTACAGGAATGGTGAACGAGTCGCCCTGATTCGTTACCCCCATGGTGGGATCTTCGAGATCCCTGAGCTGACTGTAAACAACAACCACCCTGAAGCGAAGAAGCTTCTAGGTAATGCCAAGGATGCAGTCGGCATCAACCATAAGGTGGCGCAGAAGCTGTCTGGTGCAGACTTCGACGGCGACACTGTTCTTGTGATTCCGAACAACAACAAGCGAGTCAAGTCATCGCCGGCACTGGAAGGTCTTAAGGACTTCGATCCAGTGCGCACATACAAGTTGCCGGATGACAGCCCCATCGCCAGGATGACTCCTAGGCAGAAGGCTATCGAGATGGGTGTTGTGTCTAACCTCATCACCGACATGACCATCAAGGGAGCAAACACGTCCGAGCTTGCTCGAGCAGTTCGGCACTCCATGGTCGTGATCGATGCTGAGAAGCATGGCCTCAACTACAAGCAGTCCGCCTTGGACAACGGCATCGCGCAACTCAAGGCTAAGTATCAAGGCAGTGCCACTTCTGGCGCAGCAACCCTAATCTCTAGGGCATCCGCTGATGTGCGGGTTCCTGATAGGAAAGAAAGGTCTGCCGCTAAAGGTGGTTCTGTAGACAAGGCCACTGGCAAGAAGGTGTTCGAGCCCACCGGAGAAACCTTTGTCAACATTGATGGCAAGATAGTCAAGAAGACTGTCAAGTCTAAGCGTTTGGCAGAGACCGACGATGCAAGTACCCTCTCTTCTGGTACCCCCATAGAGAAGGTCTATGCTGACCACTCGAACAAACTGAAGGACCTAGCCAACCAGGCAAGGAAGGCAGCAGTACATACTAAGCCTACCCAACGGTCTTCTTCAGCAGCCACCACGTACCACAAAGAAGTGGCCTCCCTAGACGCTAAGTTGAAAGTTGCTTTGGCAAACGCGCCTTTGGAAAGACACGCCCAGGTCATAGCAAACGGCATTGTCTCCCAGAAACGCGCAGCCAACCCCGATCTCGAGCCTGCTGATGTGAAGAAGCTGAAATCACAAGCTTTGAACGCAGCCCGTGCAAGAACAGGCGCCAAGAAACAAAGAATCGAGATCACAGACAACGAATGGGCCGCTATCCAGGCAGGCGCCATCAGTCCTAGTAAGTTGGATCGCATCCTGAGTAATGCAGATCTGGATGTGGTCAAACAAAGGGCAACACCAAAGACTGAGGTCTTGATGACATCGGCAAAGACACAAAGAGCCTTGGCTATGGCCAATTCTGGCTACACCCAGGCCGAAATCGCTGATGCTCTAGGTGTCTCCTTGACTACTCTTAAGCGGGCCATAGGCTGAAAGGAGGGCACATGAAGGAACACATGCTGTCTACTATCGACAATCCATTCAATCCGTTCACTGAATGGGATGCATGGTTTCAGTTTGATGAGAGCCAGGGCTACAAATCAACCGCCCTCCTCGACAGAGTGGCCAAGACTTCTTACGAACTCTCTGATGCCGATCAGAGTCTTGCGATCGAAGAAGCGATTGATGAGATTGTTCGTGAGAACGTGAACGGAATGTACATCAAGATAGCAGAAGACGAAGACGCAATCAGGTAGGGGGAGGGGGGTCTCGCAAAATTGACCCCCCTTCTGCAT